CGTCGGCCGCAATCATCCGTTCCCCTTGGCGTATCAGGAGCTCCGGGTCTATCTGCGCCGCTATTTGTCCTGCCAGTTCGTTCTGTAAGGCCAAGATATCGTCAATTTCCCGATCGAAAGTGCGTGCCCAAACCACGGCACCCCCGGCATGCAGATCGACCAGCCGAACCGTGGCTCGAAGTTGCCGACCAGAGCGCTGCAGAGCACTGTCAAGCCGATAGTCGCCACCTATATCTTGGCTCCGCCCGCTTTGGGCCGCGACACAGGATATCCATCGAAGACGTGACACAGCCGCCACGATGTCTTCGACAAGTCCGGGTAAGCAATTTTCGCTGGTTTCGCTATCCAAAGTGCGCAGCGGTGCGACAATAAGACGAACGCCCTCCAGCATAGTACCTGGCTTGGCGCCGCTGGAAGGGCGAGAATCATCGGCGCCCCCTATCAGGGTCTCCATCTCGATCGCCGGGATCAATCCCGCGTGGGAGAATGCCGCGGCATATCTGCCATAGATCAGGCGAGCAGCGGTCTGATCGTGTTTGTCCAGGTAAGCAATAATGAGGGCTCGCCAGGCTTCCTCGTGCAAGGGATCGATCGACAACAGCCGTTCAGCAGCGTCGATCTTCTTCGTCGCATCAGATGAAGCAACCAAGGCCGCCTCGCCCGCGGAGCGGGCCTTCTGCTTGATATGTTTTTGCTCATTAGCGATCCAGCGATCGAAAGCGGGATCGACGCCATATAGATCCTCAAGCAACGGCAGTTGGAATAGTCGCACGAGCTGGGATTGAGGCGCGGAAGCAGAGGCAAGCACGCTGACATCGAGCGAAAGCCGCTCGCCGTGTAATGCAAGATGGAGCCGATCGACCCGCAGCAAATTTGCTGCGAGAGGTCCAAGAATGCGTTGTAGCTCATGTACGGCTTGCCGCAGGGACGCATACGCTTGTTCCTTGGCGCGCTGGCTCCAAAGCAATGTCGTGAGTTGACTGCGAAGGACTGGTTGAGGCGCTGCTAAAGCCAATATCGCTAGAAGCGCTCTAGTCTTCCTAGAGCGGGGAAGCACGTTCTTGCCGTAGTTATCCTCGACGGCCATGTGCCCGAGCAGCTTGACGCGTAGCAATGGCTGCGAGGTGGCCACGCCCAATCCGTCCGTCTCGGCATCGCATAAGTTCGTAATGAGTCACCTGCGCAGCGAATGTCTGGGACGGTTCGACCCCAGAGGCATTTGGGTTGTAGTCAGCGTAATCTGCTAGCGGAATGGTTGCAAGATGTAAGAAAGTTTTCCTTGCCATCTCGCCCAATCCGAGGTAGAGAGGTGGGGTCAACGGACGAACTGCGCCCGTTTCGTTTCCTCCAAAATGCAAGCTACTCCAAGGTGGTCGCGATCGCGTGGTCGGCCTAGCCAGACCACATGGTGGTTCGTCCGGAGACGACATCAATGTCGAAAGGAAGATTTCAAGATGAATCAGTCCTATGCGTCTACCAAGCCGGCGACGACTGATGTTGGCCGGATTCGGCTGGGCGGTGGCTGGCGTTTGCCGGCAAACAAACCCGTCCGCTGAACCTCGCCTCGCGGGCGGCGAAATGCCCGTGAGAGAAAGCGCGACCAGCCTCGGAGCAATGTCACTTGCTGCGAGGCTGGCCTGGCCAAACAGACCTTTGGAAAGGCTGCCTGTCCATGGATCGCATCGCCAGCCCCGTCATTCGCTTTTACCGACTGATCGATGAGGCGCGACTGCCACAGCGTGCCGACCGCTCCGCCGCGGGAACGCTGCCGATGCGCGCTTATCGATACTGCGAAGCGGTCACGACGGCAGCGGCATTTGGCTGGTGGGTGTTCCCGCCCACCGATTTGCAGGTGTTGTGGGATGGCCACGACATCTTCTGGCAATGCACTGGTTGGCAGGATTGGCTGCCATTAACGCCGTCATCGCAATTTCCTGAGATGACGGCGCGGTTCGACGAAGCTGCACCGGAATCCTTGCGAGGGTGTTCACCTCCATTTCTAACAGCGCTCCCTGAACCAGGTACGTTGCAGATCTGGACGGGCCTGATGGCGCGCACTGGGCCGGACTGGAGCCTGCTGATCAGAGCACCTGCTAACCTGCCGTTACCTGGTGGCTATTGCCTCTACGAAGGAATCATCGAGACGGACCGCTGGTTTGGCCCGATGTTCACCAATATGCGACTCACGCGGACGAACTCACCCATCCGACTGCGGTCTGACTTTCCTCTGGCGCAGGCACAGCCACTGCCTCGGATAGTGTACGCCGACGCTACACTCAGTTCGATGGACCTTGTGGCGGATATGGGGGGCATGTCGGAAGCCGATTGGGCAGATTATGAGGCTACAATTGTTGTCCCCAACAGTGACGTGGATCGAGGCTTTGGTGCTTACGCTGTTTCCTCGCGGAAACGCAATCGAAGCAATTGTCCAGCGTTTCAAGGTTGACTCAATAACGCATGGATCACGTCTAGAGCCGTGATCGATCAGCCCCGATGTAACGTCACAGCCCAATGGCAACGTCCGGATTGGAGTTGCCCTTTGATTGCATCCGATCCTGATGCGGCAGCATCAAAGCTCATCGAAAGAGTCTTGTGATCGGGGCTCACGCGCTCCAGTTTTCCAACTAAATGGCCATCGTGCGTGACTTTGCCCTCAATAACTGAAGTGCTCTGAAACGGGTCGAACCCGAATTCACCCCCACCTATTGATAGCAACCCCTGTGTTTCCCGACCACAAGATGGATCGGTCGGCGCGACAGGTCCTACCCACCGACCTTGCAGCCCGCTCCACGCCGATACTTTTCCTGATTGCAGCGGCTCTGCCAGATCCTGGTGCCCACATCCCAGGACAATGAGCGCGAACATCAGTGCAGAGATGAGCCGGATAGCACTGACGCGTCTGCGCAATAGATCGTGGAATTTTCCCACATCCGACAGCTGTGAACAGCCGCGAATCGAAATTAGGATTCTTTTCTGAATCTTCTTGCCCACCCACCCCAATTTCCGGTATCTATATTGGCATACTAGTGATATGCGCGGGCGACACACCCCTCCAATAACCAAGATTTGTCGAAGTGCAGTACGAAAATTGTTCACAGTGGATACGCTCCGTCGCTGCAAAACCACCTCCAACCTTTCTGAAGAATGCCAGGCTCCTCGCATCATCTGCAGGACCTGAGAACAAGATCCAGCGAACCCGTAGCAAATCGCCTTGGTTTATTGGATTGGGCCACCTGGGTCATCAAAAAATCCGGCCAATCCCCTGCGTCGCATCATCAGTTGTTGTTGCAGAAGCTGGCTGCGGTTAGCGTTGGCGCAATCGATCGACTGATGGTGTTGATGCCGCCAGGTTCGGCCAAGTCAACTTACGCATCCTTGCTTTTTCCGGCGTGGTGGTTGTCCAAGTATCCAGCCAGTTCCATCATTGCAGCATCTCACACCGCAAGTCTTGCAGAAGACTTCAGTCGGCAAGTCAGAGATAAAGTTAGAGAGTTTGGAACTCAGCTCGGCTACCAACTACTTGCGGGCGAACGGGGGGCAAATCATTGGCGAACGTCCGCGCATGGTGACTATTTTACTACCGGAGTGCGTGGTCCATTAGCCGGTCATCGGGCTGACCTCGTGATCATAGACGACCCCGTCAAGTCGCACGCCGAGGCCGACAGCCCAACGCTGCGCGACCGACTGTGGGACTGGTACAGGTCAGATCTGACGACACGTCTCAAGCCAAAAGGTAGGATCGTCTTGATCATGACACGATGGCATGAGGATGATTTAGCAGGGCGATTGCTCGCGAATGTCGGAGAGGAATGGAAGGTTATCCGGCTGCCGGCACTTGCCGAAGACCAGGATCCACTCGATCGCGAGCCTGGTTCGGCATTATGGCCCGAGTGGGAGGATGAGGCTGCGCTCCTTCGCAGACGGGACACTCTAGGCGAGCGGGCATGGTCTGCATTATATCAACAGTCGCCGCAATCGATGGAAGGCAGCCTGTTCAAGAATGGCCGCATCGAAATCCTTGATGTGGCTCCACCCTCGGACGGTGGTCAGATGGTGCGGGCATGGGACCTCGCGGCGACTGCTGCAAGCGGCGCGAATGACCCGGACTGGACCGTTGGCATAAAACTCCTGCGAGATCATGCCGGACGCTTCATTGTGCTGGACGTGACGCGCCTGCGCGGGTCACCTCATGAAGTAGAGGCGGCAATTAGCGAAGCTGCGCGTGTTGATGGCCGAACTGTTGTAATCGCATTACCTGAGGATCCAGGACAAGCTGGGCGACATCAAGTTGCTTATCTTTCTCGAGAACTGGCCGGTCATCGAATCAAGTCGTCCCGGGAAACAGGGCCAAAGACAATTCGCGCCGGACCTGTTGCTGCGCAGGTCGAAGCCGGGAACTTCAGCCTCGTACGAGGAACATGGAATCATGCTTTTCTCGAAGAGCTTCGAGAATTCCCGTTCGGTCACAAGGATGACCAGATCGATGCGCTTTCTCGCGCGTTTAATCTTCTGACAGAATCCGGCCCCCCCTCCCGGAGCCTCGGTGTTCCCTTTCTCGCACGATAGTCAGGCCGTTCGCGATCCGTCAGCCGCATGTTTGAGACAATCTGCAATCTTATTCCGCGCGATCCGCGATACCCGCTGCGCGCGCGAACACTCGATATATTGAAGCGGGTGCTGGATGGGCGGCTGTACGATGTCCTGCCATATCAGTTCCATGAAGAGCGAGGCGCAGGCGGTGAGTATATCCCACTGCGCAACAGGCGTCCGAGCGTCCGTTATGCGCTCTGCCGCACAGTGGTCGAGGAGAGCGTATCCCTTCTATTCAGCGAGGGACACTTTCCCACGATAGACTGCGACGATCGCGTCACGCGCGCGGCATTGGGCGATATGGCGAAGGAGACCAGGCTCAATTTGACGATGATCAACGCGGCAATTCGCGGCGCGATTGGTTCTGTTGCAATTTTGATGCGCGTGTTGCGGGGACGGGTTTTCTTCGATGTCCTTGACACAACCTACCTGACGCCTGAGTGGGATCCCCAGGAACCTGACACACTGCTTCGCGTCACCGAGAAATACAGGGTGACTGGGGATCTTCTTTTGGCAACTGGATACGAGATCGCCGAATCAACCACCGATTATTGGTTTGTCAGAAGTTGGGATACCGACGGTGAAACCTGGTTTATCCCGACCCCGGTGGCCAGCCCGGTAGAGCCAACAATAGACATGATGCGCAGCGTCCAACACGGTTTGGGTTTCGTTCCAATCGTATGGATCCGAAACTTACCGGGGCCCTCATCAACTGGTGACACCGCTGACGGTGCGTGCACCTTTCGTGCTGCCATCGAGACACAAATCGAGATCGATTATCAACTCAGCCAGGCCGGCCGCGGACTGAAATACAGCAGCGATCCCACGTTGCTGATCAAAGAACCCGCGACAACCGACAACGAAATTGTCAAAGGGGCGGGAAACGCTCTAGTGGTCAGCGAAAAGGGCGATGCCAAGCTACTTGAAATTGGGGGCACTGCATCAGCCGCGGTGATCGAGTACGTGCGGACGCTACGCGAATTTGCTCTTGAGAGCATACACGGCAACCGCGCGAATGCCGATCGGCTGACGGCTGCACAATCGGGCCGCGCACTCGAGTTGATGAATCAGGGTTTGATATGGCTAGCGGATAATCTACGCATCAGTTATGGCGAGTATGCCTTGTTATCACTGGCTCGGATGGTACTTCGAGCGTCGAATATCTACCAACTCCGGGTCATGGATCGTGAGCTTCCGGCGATGGATGTGACAGCACGCCTGTCACTCAACTGGCCGCACTGGTATCCAGCTACGGCAGATGATCGTCAGAAAGACGCCTTGACACTAAGTACACTGGCTGGTGCTGGTCAGATCAGCCGCGAAAGCGCTGTAAAAGCGATAGCGGAAACCTATGATATCGAAGACGTGCCAGCGGAGCTGCAACGAATCAGCTCGGATACCCACGCTCTCGGAAAAAGCTGATGATAGAAGAAGTAGAGTCTGCTGCACCGGACAGTGATCCGGTCGCAGAATTGCGTGCGCATGCCGAGGCACTTGAACATCGCCTAGCCGCCGCGGAACAGGATTCCAGGAACCGCATCGTCCGGGCAGAGCTCAAAGTCGAAGCAGTACGAGCTGGTATTGTCGACCTCGATGGCTTGAAGCTGCTTGACCTGAAGGACGTGGAAGTATCCCCGGATGGGGAACCGACGAATGCCGTGGCACTCATCGCACAGCTCAAGCGCGCGAAGCCATGGTTGTTTGCAGTTTCATCATCGTCCAGCAGCGCGAACCCGCCCCCGGCACAGCCAATCAAACAGAAATTGGCAACTGAGATGACCAACGAAGAGTACCGTGTCGCGCGAGCTGCACTCTTGAAGCACCGCCCCTAATCAAACCGAACTTCCAGCCAGTCAACTACGCCAAGAGAAATCCCAATGGGTATTCAAAATTTTCCCCCAGCTCTGCAGCCAATTATTCAGCAGGGCTTCTTGGAGCGGGAATTCGAGCAAGCATTGAAGTCACGGCTTGGTTACCGGGCTTGCGCCGATCGAGTGCAGATTTCAGTCGGAATCGGCGAGACCCTCACGAAGACACGAGCGGGTTTGAAACCGAGCGTTACCATTCCGCTTCAACCAAGTACAAATTCAAATTTCGACAATGGGCTCTCGCCAACAGGTTGGGGCGTGGAACAATATACAATTACAATCAATCATTACGCGGCCACTACCGACCTCAACATGGTTACCAGCCGCGTCGGTATTGCATCACAGTTCCTGCAGAATGCTTATGTGAATGGCGAGCAGGCTGCTCGTAGCCTCGACGAACTGGCGCGCAATGCTCTGTTCAACAGCTACTTCGGCGGCAACACTCGCGTTCGCACAACCCTCGCAAGCCCCGGGTCCGCGCTCGCCGTCGATGATATTCGCGGATTTTCCTACGCCTTCGTATTTGGGATCCAACAGATTGTCAGCACAGCCAACCCGCTCACGGTAACGGTTGGCGCGAACGCCTACACGTTGGTCGGTGTGAGCGCGGACGTGACCAACGTTTCCACTGCTCCCAATGGAGTGTCGGGTGTGCTGTCGTTCTCGGGGAATGTCTCCGTATCCGACGGCACGGCCGGAAACGGTGTCACCGCAGCCAACGCATCCGTCATCGTGCGGCCATCACAGCGAGCAACGACCAACGCTTTGACTGCGACAGATATGCTGACGATGTCCTGCCTGCTGGATTCAGTCTCCAAGCTACGGATGAATGCGGTGCCTGAGATTGACGGGGTCTATAACTGTTACCTCGACCCGGTGTCAGCACGGCAGTTATTTGCCGACCCTGACTTCAAACAACTGTTTCAAGGGGCAACGTCCGCGAACCAAGTGTTTCACCAGGGAATGACAAACGACTTCCTTGGCCTCCGATTCATCCCCACCACTGAAGCATTCGTGCAACCGCATCCTTCACTTGCCGGATTGATGGTACGTAGGCCCATCATATGCGGGCAAGGCGCCCTTATCGAGGGAGACTTCGCGGGGATGGCAGCAGACGACATCGTACCCAACGATTCCATCGTCGCTGTCGTGGACGATGTCGCAATGGTCACGCGGGAACCGATTGACAGGCTGCAGCAGATAATTGCGCAATCCTGGTACTGGATTGGTGGATACTGCGCACCATCCGATACAACGACAAATTCAACCACCATTCCCACGGCGACCAATGCGGCATTCAAGAGAGCCGTCATGGTCGAGCACATCGGATGATATCGGAGGCTTAACTATGGCTGTCGGCTCCATAACGGCATTTCGGCCGACGGGAACGGTATCTCTTGCGGCAGGCACATCGTCCGCCTCGGTACCCTTGGCTGGAGGCGGCGAGACGGTTGTGGTGACCAACATAAGCGCGGCGCTGGCCTATGTACGCTTCGGGGCAGATCCATCTGTCTCGGCCTCGTCGATAGACATGCCGGTTATGGCGAACTCGAAGATCACACTCGCAGTGAATAGCCTTGTCAGCTATGCGGCGGCACTATTGACGGCAGGCAGCGGCACCGTTTTGTTCACTCGAGGCGACGGATCCTATGTCTGATGTCCTTTACCGACAGTGAAAAGACCGATATCCGCCGCTTTTGTGGTTATCCCGCTTACGGCGCTGCTGATGCAAACATGCAGAGTTGGCGCTTCCTCCAGGTATACGGCTTACTCGAATTTCGCATGAACAATCTATCGAATTCCGAGATCGCGATAGTCCGACGCTATCTGGGCACGTTGACCATATTGGAGCTGGCAGTGCCGCGTACAGGCGAGAACCTGGACACGGACCAAGCATCTGTATGGACTCGCAATCGTGATGAGTTACGCGATCGCTACCGATTATTTGATGACTGGCGTCGGCGCCTCTGCGGCTTTTTCGGTGTGCCGCCGGGACCGGCATTGGTTGACGGTGGTATTGTACTAGTCGTGTGATATGCATCCCCATGAATTGCAGGACCGGCTCTACAAGGGTCTCAATAGGGCGGCGCGCGCAATCGGTGCTGATACTTATGCCTACCGACCGTCTGGGCCAATTCATCCATTGAACCCGATCAATCGTTTCCTGCGTCTTCGGGCTGCCTTCTCGGCTGAAGATGGCAAGTTTTTGCACCCTAACAAATATGGCGATGCGCTTTGGTACGGTGTTTTTGATGCCGCTTACACGCGACCGGGCGATTACCTTGTCCAAGGCGACACGACTTGGTTCATCGCAGCGCAACAGCGCCTCCTGCCCGTGCTCTGCGTCCAAACGAATCGGGTGGTTTCGTTCTTTCGTCCCGCTGCACCATCTGTAGCAGGGATCAATGACTATGGCGGCATCATATCCGCTACGAATTCCCCGTTGCTGATCGGCTGGCCGGCGAGCGTGCTTGGTGCCACTGGCAAAGGACATCCTGAAGCACAACTACCAGCCGACATCTCGGTACCTTACTGGACTTTACTGCTCCCAGCTTGGCCCGGCATCGTTCTGCTGCCTGCGGATCTTATAGCTGACGATATCGGTCGCAGCGCCGTGGTCGCGGCTGCGGAGCTGACTGACCTTGGCTGGCGCGTTACGGCAAGACAGGCAACGACCTGATGGCCGACATAGCAGACGTCGAAAACTCGCTCGTGAGTCTTGCATCCGCGGCGCTTTACCCAAACGGAACGGCCGCCAGCAGTGTGCCTGGAGCAGACTGCCGCATTTACCGTGGATGGCCGAATTCGGCGGCGCTGGATGCTGACCTAAGCAAAGGGACCATCAACGTCACCGTATTCCCGGGCGGAGGAGTTGAACGAACAACGACGCGCTATTCGGAGCAATGGGTCGGCAACCAACCGTCGCCGAGTCTAACCACGGAAGTTGCGGACGATTCTGTGACGTTTGTGGGGACTCCGGCTGCCGGTCAGGTGGCCGGAATACTTGTCGGTCGCCAAGCGTATGCCTACAGAGTGCAGAACGGCGACACTCCCGGACTTGTGGCCGCCAATCTGGCAGCGCTGATTAGCAGCAATTCGATCGTCAATTTATCAGGTAACACTGTGACTGTTGCTGGGGCCTGTGATCTGATGGCGCGCGTGGTTTCTAATGGCGTAGCTCAGCGTGAGGTGCGGCGGCAGGAACAGAGTTTCCGGATTTCTTGCTGGTGTCCTACACCAACGACGCGTGATGCAACGGCGGCGGCGATTGATCAATCGCTCAGCACAATGTTCTTCATCCCGCTTGCTGATGGAACAAGCGGCCGGTTGACATATATTGGCACTAACGAATTTGACCAATCGCAAAATGCAAAGCTATTCCGACGCGATCTCACTTATCT